ATATGACATTTTTAGTGAAATGGGATACACAATGGGTTGAAAAACCTTATTTTACTCCATCTCCTAGCCGTACACCTTCTATTTCTGTTACTCCAAGCATACCTGCTTCACTTAGTATAACACCTAGTATTAGTAGAACACCTAGCATTAGTAAAACACCAAGTACTACTCCAAGTATTTCACCTAGTAATACTCCTCCAGTAAGTTTCGGACTTTCAACAACCCCATCTTATAGTCCATCACTTACACCATCCTTAACTCCAAGTATAACACTCACTCCTTCAACATCTCCTCCTACAACTTATACTGTTAATCTTAGAATAAAAGGACATTATAACACAAATACCTCCAATACTCTTATGTTATATTATAGAATTGAAGGAGGAGATTGGGTTTTACAAAATGGAAGTCCATATACTTTAACAACTACTTCAACAGCAGCAGGAGCTTCAATAGATGTGCCTGTAGGATTATCAATAGAAATAGCAGCTGTAAGAAGAGATACTTATGCTAAAGAAGACGATGCTGTATTTTATGTAGCAAAATCAGACACCAATACATTTACAGGATATTGTGGAAAACTTGAATCATATATAAATATTCCGAGTGCTGATACAACGTATTATATAAATGTAGGTGTTACTTACTATAATATAATAGAAATATGTTAAAATAAAATGTTATGAATAAATGGTTATGGTATGTTGATGATGGAAGTTTAGAAATATTTCCTGAAGATCAAATTAATGAATATTATGGTTTTGTTTATATAATTACTAATTTGGAAACAAATAAGTTTTATATAGGTAAAAAAGCATTTGTACATAATAAAAAGAAAAAACTTACCAAAAAAGAAATCGCTGAACAATCAGGACCAGGACGCCGATCTACAACTCGAGTAGACCAAGTTGATAGTGGATGGAAATCATATTATGGTTCATCTAAAGAATTATTAGCTGATGTTAAATTACTAGGTGAAGATAAATTTGAACGTGTCATATTATGTTTAGCAAAAAATAAAAAACAACTCACTTTTTTTGAATTATCAGAACAAATAATATATGGAGTATTATTTAATGATAATAGTTACAACGACAATATAGCAGGAAAATACTTCCGTAAAGATTTTGCTTAGTAAAAATACTTTACTATATTATCCGTTATGATTAATACAGCATTGTTACATACAATAAACAGCGTGTTAGGTACTGGTAAAAAAACCAGTAATAATAACTATGCTTATAAATGTCCTTTCTGTACTCATCAAAAACCTAAATTAGAAGTAAATGTAGTACCAAATACTAAAGGTGAAAATTTTTGGCACTGTTGGGTATGTAATGCTAAAGGAAAAACATTAGTAGGTTTATTTAAAAAAATAAAAGTACCATCTAATAAGATGGCTGAGTTGAAGTCAATGTTAAATTTTACTCCAACACAGGAAGAACAAGAAATTATTATTAATAAAGTACAATTACCTAAAGAATATAAACCACTTATTAACCTACAACGTACAGATATCGTCGCTAAACATGCTTTAATGTATTTAAAAAAACGAGGTATTACTAAGTCGGATATATTGAAATATAATATAGGGTATTGTGAAGAAGGCAGGTATGCGAATAGAGTTATTATACCATCTTATGATAAAGATGGAAATATAAATTATTTTATAGCTAGGGATTTAAATCCTGACTCAAGAAAAAAATATGATGCTCCTAAATGTAATAAAAACGAAATGATTGGATTAGAATATTTTATTAATTGGAATGTTCCTGTTATATTATGTGAAGGTATTTTTGATGCTATTGCTATTAAACGTAATGCAGTACCATTATTAGGTAAAATAATACCTAGAGCATTAATGATGAAACTTATTGATCCACAAGTTAAAACAGTATACGTGTCTTTAGATAGGGACGCCTTAAAAGATGCTTTACAATATGCAGAACAATTACTCAATTTAGGTAAAGACGTTTACTTAATTGATTTACAAGATAAAGATCCATCAGATATGGGCTTCGAAAAATTTACCAAGTTAGTTCATGAAGCCGAGCAACTGTCTCTAGGTGAACTAATTTACAAAAAACTAGAATTAGCATGATTGATAGAAACGTCAACATCATTAAAGACCCAAAAATCAAACGCATTGTAGAATACAATGAGGGAGATAGGCAAGTAAATGTTTTAGATAGTAGATTTTACAGACGAGGAGAAGAGTACTATCCTTCAGTCACATCAGTATTAAATTATTTTCCTAAAAATCAATTTTTTCATAATTGGCTTAAAGATGTAGGACATAATTCAGATATTATAGCTTCTAAAGCAGCAGCTGAAGGTACTCAAGTGCATAACGCTATTGATGCTTTTTTAAATGGAGAAGAAATTCAATGGTTAGATGAATATGGAAAAGCTTTATATAGTTTAGACACATGGAAAATGATTCTTAAATTCGCTGACTTTTGGAATACACAAAAACCAGAATTAGTAGCAACTGAATATCATGTATTCTCAGATGAACATAAGTACGCTGGTACAACAGATATTATTTGTAAAATAGATGGTAAATTATGGTTACTAGATATCAAAACATCTAATTCACTTCATACTTCATATCAGTTACAATTAGCCGCCTACGCTAAAGCATGGAATGAAACTCATGATGCTAAAATTGAAGAAACAGGTATTTTATGGCTTAAAGCTTCAACACGTGGTGAAGGTAAAGGAGATAAAATACAAGGTAAAGGATGGGAATTAAAACATATAAGTGATATTGATGCTAATTTTGAAATGTTTATCAATATATATAAAATATATAAGCTTGAAAATCCAAATTTTAAACCAATGACTGAGTCATTACCTGTATCAATTAAATTAGGTTAGAATATTTATTTATGTGAACCAACAATTAACTATAGTAATTCCTAGCAAAAATGAAGGCAAAGGAGTAATTGACGTGATAAAATTGATTTTATCCCAAATTAATTGCAGAATAATAGTAGCGGATTCCTCAACTGAAGAATCTTCTATTTTGTTACTAAAAAAATACCAATCCATATATAAAAATATAGAGATAATTAAAGGTGGTTTACCTGCTGTTGCTCGTAATAATGGAGCAAAATTAGTTAAAACACCATATATATTATTTCTAGACGCTGATATTTTTCCTGAAAAAAATACAATTAGAAAATGTATTAGAGTAGCTATTAAAGATAATTATGATTTAGTTACTTGTAAATTTAAAACAGATAAAAAATACAATTGGGTTTATAGAATATTTGATATAATTCAGTGGTTTAGTTCAAAGACTAAACCTTTTGCTTTAGGTGGTTTTATGTTATTTAAAACAGAAACATTTAATAAATTAAAAGGATTTTATGAAGAAGATAAAGTTGCCGAGGATTACCATCTTAGCTCCAAAGTTAAACCTAATCGTTTTAAAATCACAAACAATTTCGCTTATACTTCAAGTAGAAGATTTAATAAAAAAGGTATATGGTATATGATTAAATTAGCTTGGAAATCCTGGCTAAACATAAATAATAATGAATTTTTTAAACAAGATTTCAACTATTGGAAATGAAAAAAAAGATTAATTTTAAAACTATTGTTGTAGTAATGACTGCTATTATGTTAGTGACAATTAAATTAGTATCTTTATTATGAAAAATTACAAAGCCATTATCGTATCAGATTTACATCTAGGTACTAAAGATTCTAAAGCTGAAGAATTTTTAGAATTTTTAGAAAAACATCCTACTGATCTTTTAATATTAAATGGTGATATAATTGATGGTTGGGCTTTAAATAGAGGAAGTAAATGGAAAAAACAACACACTAAAGTATTAGGTAAAATTTTAAAATTATCTAATAAAATACAAGTGATCTGGATCAGAGGAAACCATGACGAATTTATCCAGGAATTTATAGGAAATCATTTTGGCGGAATTGAGTTTAGAGAAGATTATAGAATTGAATACGCGGAGCATATAGAATATGATAGTTGGGAGAAAAAATGTTATTATGTTTTTCATGGTGATGTTATTGATGTGTTTATAACAAAATATACATGGTTAGCTAAAATAGGAGCCGTTGGATATGATGTTGCTTTAACTCTCAATCGTTGGTATAACAAATATCGTAAATGGCGTAATTTACCATATCAGTCTATATCACAAAAAATAAAAAGTAGTGTTAAAACTGCTACTAATTATGTTAATGATTTTGAAGTGACAGCTTTAAAAATGGCTGAAAAAAAAGGTTGTGATGGTGTTATTTGTGGCCATATTCATCAACCTGAAGATAGAATAATAAATGGTAAAAGATATCTTAACAGTGGAGATTGGGTAGAAAATATGAGTGCTATATTAATCGATACATACGGAAAAGTTTACATTTATAATAATTGATTGACCGCGACTCTTAACGTATCTTTATTCTATAAGAAAATTGAAAGATATGAACGCACAAGAATTAATAGACACAAAAGAGATTTTAACCAACGAAGAACGCGAAATTGTACTATTGTTTGACCCGGAATTAGATCGTGAATATCTTAATGATATAGGAAACGGTAGATGGTTGAATATTAATGTATACTCTGAACGTGATCATGACGAATTTCAATTCAGAATGGAACGTGGATTTTAATTGATTGACCGCGATTTATTCGTTATATTTAGTTATAATAAAAAATTAAGGTTATGAACACACAATTAGTACAGAAAGCCGTGAATTTGTTTGTAGAAACAATAGAATTAGATACAATAGACACTGAAAATCCACGATTCACAGAATTATATGAAAAAGAGTGTCAAATATATAAGTTATTTGAACAAATGACTGAGAATGAATTAGATAGATATAGATCCGCGGTTAAATTAATATCAGAAACAATTAATGTTGTAAGTATAAATTGATTGACCACAGTTTTTTTACTATATTTAATATATAAATAAAAGTTATGAGAATAATCGAAATAGAAGCGCCTGTCTATCCGCGTAAAGCCTATGTGATAGAAGATAATGAACAAGAATATTTAAATTTTTCATCAGGTATTGAAGTACTACCAGCCAATTATTATGAAAATGATAATGGTGGTAAGTTTTATTATGTCCGTACACACCAAGACGGCACACCAGGATGGAAAGGTGGTGGTCATGAGTGTGTAGATGAAGGTGGAGCTAGACGCGCGTTTTTTCTTGATTCACTTATTGTTCATCCTAGATATTTTGAACGTAAGGCTAAAGCTGAAAAAATACGTACAAGTACAGGTACAGGTAAACGTGGTAGGCCAAAAATGGATCCATCACTTAAAAAAGAGGTTACGGTTTATGTTAAAACTGGTGGTAAACGTGGTCGGCCAAAAATGGACCCAACACTTAAAAAATCAATTGTTTACGTTAAGACAGGCGGCAAACGTGGTCGCCCAAGAAAAAATAGTTAATATTTATTGGTAATATGAGTACACCACAAGCAATATTTTTAGCCGGCCCTGCTGGAGCTGGTAAGTCATTTATTGCTAAATCTTTGCCATTATCAAAATTTCATATAATAAATGTTGATGATACTTATGAAGAATTATTAAAAGCATCTGGATTAGGTATGAAGCAAAAGGATTTTGATCCTGAACAGTTATCTCAAGCAGCTAAATTAATGGGACAGGCTCAAAAATCAACTAAAGAAAAATATATAAATGCATTATCTAATCTTAACGATGTTATTATTGACGGTACTGGAGCGGCTTCTAGACCACTTCTCAAAAAGAAAGAAGAACTAGAAGTGTTAGGATATGAGACTATGATGATTATGATTTATGTATCTCCTATAACTTCACTTGAACGTAATGCTAATAGAGAACGTTCATTGATGCCTAGTATTGTTTTAAGAACATGGAGAGATATTAATGACAATATTGAAACATATCAACAAGCATTTGGTGATAATTTAGTTATCATTAATAATGATCCTAAAGATGCTGAAACTGATTTTGATGAAAATGAAATAAAACGTAGATTTTTTGACACATCAAAAGCAAAAGGCAGACCAAAAACACCTGAAGAACAAGCTAAAACAAAAGCAGATGTTGAAAAACTCAACAGAGATATTAAATTACATCTGAAACAAAAACCAAAATTTACACCAGCATCTGTTGCTGTTGCTAAAGTAAAAGAATTTATTAAATGATTGATTTAAATACAATATTAAGTGAATTAAACGAAGAAGGTGAAAGTTCAACTCCACCTGCTATTTGTTTCTACCCAGGCGGTTTTAAACCACCACATGAAGGACACTATGAAGCTATGAAAGATTTAGCTTCAAGACCATATGTTACTAAAGTAATAGTATTAATTGGACAAAAAGAACGTGATGGTATAACAGTGAGTATGAGTAAGCGTATTTGGGATTTATATCTAGCTGCTTCTCCTATGGCTAAAGTATCTGTTGAAGTATCTAAAAATGCTTCTCCAATTAAGGATATTTTCTCTAGAATGGATAATGATTTAGAATTAATAGCATATGTAGCTGGTGCTAAAGAAGAAGTTGAAGATCAAGAATATTTTGCTTCATTACAAAAAGCATTTAGCACAAGAGTAATGCCTTTGTCTATTGATGAAAAAGTAGTATCACAAAATAAAAGACTATCAGGAACTCAAGTTCGTGAAACAATAGATAAAGTAAAACAATCAGTATTAAAAATAAGATCTATACCTGATAAAGAATCAACTGATTATTCTAAAGCTAAAAATGAATATCTAAACAATATTGAATTACTTAAAGGATGTTTTCCTGATGTTGTAATCCAAAAAGGTGATTTTGATGATATACTTAATATATTAGGAATACCAGTATTAAGTATTAATCAATTACAAGAAGTTGATCCTAATACTTATAGAGTACCTAAAACAGATTCTCCTATATCTAAGGATGATGGTATAACCAAAGGACAAGACACAGTTATTAAAGTCCCATATCATAAAACTCCAGGACTAGAAAATTTCTTAAATACTAATTTAATACCATTTGAATATTCACAATATAATTTTGATGGTAATGAAAGACGAATGGTTATTCCTAATTTAGGTGATGATAAAGATGGGCAACAAGCTCGTTCTCAAGTTGTTGGTTATTTAGATAAAAATAAAATTCCTCATGATTTAGAAGAAGATTTATTTACTATTAAATGGTGGCAAAAATCATTAACGGAACTTCAACTTGATGTTCCTACAGTAGATGAAAAAGATGTTGATCCTAAACAATTAAAGAAAGGAATTGAAACAGAAAAAGAACATACCACTGATGAAAAAATAGCTAAAAAAATAGCATTAGCTCATTTAGGTGAAGATCCAAAATATTATTCTAAATTAAGTAAAGCAGGTTTAGAAGAAACAATAGTTGGAACAGGTAGTGGTAATATATTAGATGATTTTATTGAATTTGTTGTTAAAGCTCTTGAATTAAATAATGTACCCGAAATAGAATTTACTGATGATGAAGAGTTAGCTCGAAATATGCATTCATTAGGCTCTTACAATCCAGAAACAGGTAAATTACTTGTAGTTAAAGGTCCAAGATTAACAGCTGATATTTTAAGAACATTAGCTCATGAATTAGTTCATCGTAAACAAGATGAAATTGAAAAATTAGGTATGGGTGATGGAAATACAGGTTCACCTGTTGAAAATGAAGCAAATGCTGCTGCTGGAATTTTATTAAGAAAATTTGGTGAATATCGTCCTGAGATATTTGAGGTATTAAACGAAGGTAAACAAGAACAATATAAGATATATTGTGATATGGATGGTGTGTTAGTTGATTTTGATAGAGGATATAAAGAATTAACAGGTACAGATGCTAGTTTTAGTACTGATCCTAAAGAATTTTGGGCTCCAATCCATAAAGAAGGTGCCGCATTTTGGATTAAACTAAAATGGATGCCTGATGGAAAACAATTATGGGATTACATTGAACCATACAATCCAGAATTATTATCAGCACCATCAAGAGACGAATCATCTAAAATAGGTAAATTTGTTTGGGTAAAAAGAAATATACCTGGTACTAAACTTATATTAAGACCAGCTGAACAAAAACAACAATTTGCTAAACCAAATGCTATATTGATAGACGATAGAGCAGACAATATACAACGTTGGAAAGATGCAGGTGGTATAGGAATACACCACACATCAACAGCCGACACAATAAAACAGTTACAAGAATTAGGTTTATGAGTGAAAATCAATTAAAAAAAGAATTCTCTAAACGTGATGTTCAGAGAATGAGAAACATTATCACAGGAGACGCTGGAGCGGCTACTGGAACACAAATAGGTTATTCAAAACAACAACAAGATTATCAAGAAGGTGATGTTTGGGAAGAAAATGGTAAGAAATGGACTATTAAAAATGGTATTAAACAAACAATTACTAAATATGACGCTTTAAAACGTTTAGTTGTTATGCCTATTGTATGTCCACATTGTAATAAACCAATGAAAGTAAATGAGTACAATAAAAAAATGTGGACTATACATAAAATGTGTTTTGACTGCGTTATTGATATGGAGGCTAAAATTAAATTTGATGGTAAGTGGGATGAGTACGAAAAAAATACTTTAAATATTAATAAAGACACAATGGTTAATGATTTTGAAGAAGCTATTAATAGTTTTTTATCAACTAAAAACGATTCATACATTAATGAACAAGGTGTAATTGAAGATTGGGGTGGTGGTAAAGTTAATGAAGACGAAATAAAAAATATTAAAGAATATATTAAAAAGTTACGTGAACATCAATTGTAATATATTTATATAGGATAAAATCTATATAAAATGCCATATAAACGTAAAGGAAATTGCGTATACAAAGAAACAGGCGCTAAAGTTGGCTGTTCTAAAGATGCGGATACCGCAGAAAAATACATGAAAGCGTTATACGCCGCTGAATTAAAAGAAGGATTCGACATTAACACAATTAATCCTGACCAACCAGAAATTTCTATTGAAATCCCAGAACCATCAAACACAATGGCAAATTTTGTATCAACACTTTTTGCTTCTCGTACACAAGCTCATATATTTCATCTACAAACACCATCATTTGCTGCTCATAAAGCATTAAATGAATATTATGATGAAATTGTTGACTTAGTAGACGGTATTATTGAATCATATCAAGGCCGTTATGGTATTTTAAGAGGATATAAAAGTGAAGGCGCTTGGATAGAAGATGAAGGTAGTGTAGTTAAATATTTTGAGGCATTATGTATGTATGTAGAAAAAAATCGTAATGTATTACCACAAGATTCATACATACAAAACCAAGTTGATGAAGTAGTAGCACTACTTGAATCAACTAAATACAAACTTAAATTTCTACATTAATGAGAATTCGCATAATTGAAGAAAAACAATATCAAATAGTTGGTAAATTAATCACTAACACAAAAGTAAAAAAACAAACAGACATTTTGTCTGCTATTCGTTCATTACCAGGTGTTACAATTGTTAATTCACAAGCGTCTCAACCTAATATATCAGCTGAAAATCAGTTAAGATATGAGGCTCAAATTGATGTTAAAATCGACACTCATTCAATAGAAGGTGATGTTAAAGATGGTATTAATAAAATTATTGACCAAATTAAAAATATAGAAGGCGTAATTGAATTTCAAACTGCGCCTAAAGCAACTACTACAAAGCCTTATTAATATGAATTCAATACAATTATCAGAACATATCAAAAAAATCATTGATTACGTAGGCCAAGAATATAATCATGGTCCTAAACTTGTAATGAATGAATCTAAAGAACCAGTTTTTATTTCTGAAGGTATGTTTTATCATATAGAAAATGATTTACCACTTCATGAATCAATTTATCGTCCTCAATCAGTAATGTTTTTAAAATTATTTGTTGAAACAAGAGGATTATATGAATCTAAACGCTTACAATTATGTGAGGCAGATAAGTATTATTTTGATAATACTGATATTGGTAGATTTGGAATGTATAACGATATAATGGTTCCATTAGATTTACCATTAACTGAAGAATTTTTAACAGAAGCGTTAAACGAAGAAGATAAAAAGCAACCTGCTATAGGTAAACCTAAACGTGGTGGTGCTAAAAAATTCTATGTGTATGTTAAAGATAAAGACAAAATAAAAAAAGTATCATTTGGAATGGCAGGTGGAGGATTAAGAGCAAAACTTAACAATCCAGAAGCAAGACGAGCATTTTCAAAAAGAATGAATTGCCCTAAAGCAAATGACAGAACAACAGCTCGCTATTGGTCATGTCGTTTACCTCGCTACGCTAAATTATTAGGTTTTAAAACAACATTCAGTGGATATTGGTAAACCGTATATAGATTTAGAAAATAATGATTTTTATATCATTCGTGAGTTTGATGAGAATGTAGATCCCATAGAATTATTATGGCATAGAGATGATGAGGGTCGTATTGTTGAAATAATTGGTGAGACGGATTGGAAAATACAATTAGAAAATTGTTTACCAACTTCGTTAAACGAGCCAATATTTATACCACGTCATACATGGCATAGAGCTATAAAAGGTACAGGAAAACTAAAATTGAAAATATATAAAAAATGAAACGTTCAGATTTAAAACAACTAATTAGAGAAGCAATCGAAGAAGTAAAACCTCAGGTTGATGAAGATATAATTAACGAAGCATTTGCTCCTGAAACTGATGAAGTAGGTGCATTTTGGGTGGTTGAAAAACCAACTACCAGCGCTACTATAGACGATATTTGCTTTGAATGCAAAGATGTCGCTTATTTTGCTAATCAAGTTAAAGGCGGTTTAAATATAGAAGATGTTAAAGGTGTATTCACCAAAGAAGCTAAAGCTAAAAAATTAGCTGAAAAATTACTTGCTGAGCGTGATAAAAGAAAAGATGAAGTTAAAATAGCGGCTGATGCTTACAAGAAAATGAAAGAAGAAACTTTAGCTAAGGTACAAGAGTACATGAAAAATAAAAAAGATACTAAAGCTGTAGTTGACGAATTAAAAGATGTAACCAAAGACTAATGAAAAAATCAGATTTAAAAAAGATAGTTAGAGAAATAGCTGAAGCTGAAGTCGGTAAAACCGAAACAGATCCTGAGACTGGTATTAAGTCTACTTTAACTAAAATTGATCCTGAGACAGGCAGACACGAATGGGATATTAAATATGATGTAGATCCAAAGTTTTTATATAATAAACTTGAAGACTTAGTTAAGTATTTAAATAATGTTGAAAAAGGATCTGAACTAGCTCAATATAGAGACATACTTAAAAATTTAAAGAATAGAACTGCTCGTTTAATTAAATAAAAACACAATGCAAGATAATTTTAGTATACATGGTTGGCGTCTTAGTCAATCCCTTAATGAAACAGAGAAAATAAAAGGTAAAGACGGTAAAGGCTGTTGGAAAGGATATAGATATGCTGGTACTGAAAATGGTAAAGACAAATGTATCCCTGTAAAAGAAAATACAAACCTAACAGTAAATCTCCCAGATTTTGATTCACAAGCTATAGCTTATAAAATATCAGATGCTCTTCTTAAAGCAGGATATAATAGAGATATAATCAAACTAATAGCAAAAGCTATTTTAACTAGACCATCATTACAAGAAGGAAAACAACTTTGTAAAGAATGTGGTGCTGGATATATGGAAGAAGGACAGTGTATGGAGTGTGGTTACATGGAAGAAGGATTTCCTGATTTAAGTGGTGATGGAAAAATTACACAAAAAGATATTTTAATTGGTAAAGGTGTTATTAAGAAAGAAGGTGCAGATCATGAAGTATCAATGGCTCAAGCAAGTTTAAAATCTATTGTAGCTGCTGCTTCCGAATTAATATCTAAAATAGGAGATGAAGAATTTGATATTCCAGGATGGATTCAAGATCATATAACTAATTCTGAAAATTATATTTCACAAGCTAATAAAGGATATCATAAATTAGAACCATCATTTAATACTAGTGAATTACAAGAAGGTATATCTGAAGCGGACAAAGCTGAACAAGCATTATACACTTATCTAAAAGGAGAAGTAAAAGGACTTAATTATTCTAAAATTAAATCTTATGTATTAGATATTAAACAAGCCTCTCGCCAAGAAGGATATGATGAATGTAGAGATGATAATGCGTATTAAAACAAATTAGATAACGAATATGAAGATTAAAATATTAAGAAGTAAGTCGCTTAAAGAAGTAGAAGACGAAGTAATAGACCAACAATTAGATGTTACTGCCGCTCCTGCTCCTCAAGAAATTACTTATGAATCTAATCCATTAGAATTCATATTACAAAAATATCCTTCATTAAATAAACAATTAATTGATTTATTAACTGTAGACTTTAGAGACTACATATCAGGTGTCTATATAATGGCACCTAAACCAACTATATTTAAAATTGTTTTACATAATAATCGTTATTTCCATTTAATATGGATGGGTGAATTATATGAAGCAAAAGTAACAGGTAAAAAATATTGGTTAGCTCGTATAAGTGAATTAGAATTAGCTACTATAGCTATTGCTGATTTATTAATGTTAGGTACACCACCACAAGCTGAAGGTCCTGAAACTGAAATGGCTTCAACACCAGAAGAACCACCAGCTGAAACACCAGAAGAAACTCCTACTGAAACACCAGCTGAAAAAGAAACACCTGAAGAATTAAAAGAATCAATAAAAACAGGTATTAAATTAATTAAAGAAGATACTATATCAGATCTTAAAAAATTAGGATACAAAGATGAAGATATTATTCCATTAACTAAAAGTGGAGATAAAATTAAATTATTAGTACCTTCTAAAGAAAGACAATCTACTATTGATAAATTTGTAAAGTTACCTGGATATAAATGGGATAAAGATTATAAAGGTTCTTCTATTGGAGCTATTATAACTAAAGATAAAGGTGTTATTATACCAAAACCTAAAGAAAAACAAGGTGGAGGAAGTGCAGGTTTAGAAAATGAATCATTTTTAGCTAATAAAATTAATTCAACTGTAGATGAAGTAGGTGGTCCTATTAATGTTATACTTAAATCAAAAGGTAAGACTATTAGATATAATAATGTAGATAAAGCTGAAGAAGCAGGACGTGAAACTACTGGAGGGAAAAAATCAGATATTAGATTATACTCTGATGGTAAAGTTATTGGTAATTTATCTTTAAAACAAGAAAACGCAGGGATGTGGGAAAGTGCTGATAAGCGTTATAAAGATTTAATGACTAAACTTGTTAATAAATTACTTACCAAACCTTATAAAAATTTAAGTTTAATTAAGTCTGATAAAAAAGACATATATAGATTATATAATCCACAAACTAAACAAGAATACAGTGGTATTATTATAACTGATTTAGATAAAAAAGATGTTGCTTCTATTGTCTTTGGAACAGATAATCCAAAAACAGTTGTTGTTAAAGAAACATTTGATGATAGTGATTTTAATTTAAAAGGTAATAATTTAAAGATAACAGTTCATAACATATTAACTGATTTATCAGACATAGAAGGAACACCATTTGAACCTGTTCTAGTAGTTAGACATGACTCAACCAGAACAGCTACATCAGGATTAAGACCAATTGTTTATACTAAAGAAAAAGTATATAAAGATGGTGCTATAAGTGGAAACAGAATAGAATTACCTTATAATAAAATATAGAACAGATTCATTGCCTGTTCGCTCGTAAGAGAAAAAATATTTGGAGTAGTGGCCCACCTATAAAGGTGGGCTACTCTTATTTGACCTATGTAATTAACTTATATTAATTTTATGAATATATTTTATATACATCCTGACCCAAAGATAGCTGCTAAACAATTAGTAGATGACCATGTTCGTAAAATGCAAATTGAGTCTGCTCAAATGCTATGTACAACATTTCATCATTATGGGATAGAAGCACCATATAAAAAAGCTCATTATAACCATCCATCAACAAAATGGGTTCGTGAATCAATTCATCATGCTAAATGGTTACTTGAACATGGTTTAGAAATATGTAATGAATTTGTTATTAGATATGGTAAACAACACGCTACAGAGAAAGTTTTGCTTTGGGTAAAAGATAACTTATCTTTATTAGAAGATAAAATACCATCTACTGAATTTAGGGATCCACCACAATGTATGCCTGATGAATATAAATCAAATAACACAATAGAAGCATATAGAAACTTCTATATTAATGATAAAATTGGAATTAAAAAATTAAATTATAACAAACTAAATAACGTACCTGAATGGATAAAAAAATAGTAATTGTAGGAGCAGGTGTAGCTGGTATAAACGCTGCTACTAAATTAGTAGATAATGGATATGATGGTAGTCTAATCACAATCATAGATAAAGGAAATGATCCTATTAATCGTTTACCTGAAGAAGTAATGACCGGTATGTTAGGTGCTGGTGGTTGGTCTGATGGTAACTTAACTTACCATACAGCAATTGGTGGTCAATTATCTAAATATTGTGGTGAAGAAAAAGCTATGGAATTAATGAAGCAAGTAGTAGATAATTTTACTCGTTTCCATCCAAAACCAGACGAAATATTCATGTCTGATCCACAAGAAGAACCTGAATTTATTAAACCATATTTTGGTTTGAGAATGTTTCCTGTATGGCACATTGGAAGTAATTTTTTGCATGAAATTGCCAAATCATGGTATCAATATTTAGTTGATAAAGGTGTTAAATTTGAATGGGAGACTGAAGTTGATAAAATTGAGTTTGTTAATAATAAACTTCATTATAATAGAATGTGGCATTATGAGCCACAAGACGAATGGATTGATTATGATACTCTTATATTTGCAGTAGGAAAATCAGGTATTGATTTTGCTCAACAATTAGCAAATGATTATAAATTACCTAATGAACCTAAATCAGTACAAATTGGAGTTCGATTTGAAGCACCACAAAAATATTTTCAAAAACTAATAGATATTAGTTATGACTTTAAACTCTATCAAAAATTCGATAATATATCCATTCGTAGTTTCTGTACGAATAATAACGCTGCTTATGTG